AATCTCAACTACCATTAATTTAGGGGGAGATCCTTGGCCCATTTTCATAGATGGAACTGGAGCTGATAATGTCATAGATGAATTTAAAGAAATACACAAACCTAATGCTCCTGCAGGCACTAAAGTCATACTGGATGTTGGAGATATGCTGGTATACAGTGGATGTGAATTAGAGCATTGGAGAGAACCGTTTGAAGGAAACGTGTGCGGACAGGTCTTTCTTCACTATAACCATGTCAATGGTCCTTTTGCTGAAAAAAACAGGTTCGACAAAAGACCTTTATTAGGTATTCCCAAAATTGAAAAGAATTAGGACAATAAGAAAAGCTTTCCTCATAGTTTAAACGATGATATAGCTTTACGATGGAGACAGTGACTCCACCACATATCTCATTGTCTCCTTCATAAGGTTATATTATATGTTATTAGGATTTGGATCATTTGCAGAATTACCGTTTTCAACGTCAGGGCCACCTGTTACTTATGTAAGTGTCACAGGAAATGCTCTTGCTTTATCGACTGGATCAGTCACTATAACTGGAGACTCCAACTTCACTGCTGTGAAGAACGCTCTTGCGATTTCAATAGGAAGTGCTACAATAACTGGTAACGCTATTGTTAGTCCTACAGGAAGTGGTTTAACCCTTGCTACAGGAACAGCGCAAGCGATAACATGGAGTGAAATTGATCCAGGAGCAACAATGACTTGGACACCAATAGATCCAACAGGTTAATATTATGGCATCATCTTATTCAACAAACGCACAATTAGAACTTGTTACAACTGGTGAAAAAGCTGGTCAATGGGGTGGAATAACTAATACTAATTTACAAATTTTAGAACAAACATCTACAGGATATCTTGCCGTAGATATGGCAGGGGCAAGTGTCACTTTAGCCTTAACGGATGGTTCAACTTCCAATGGTAAAAATATTTACTTAGCACTCACTGGAACTTTAGCGGCGAATCGAACGCTCACTATGCCTGGGACTGCTAACCGGGTATGGATAATAAAAGATGAAACGGCTAGAGGAACTTCCAATAGAACTCTTGGAGTATTAACAGCTTCAGGAACTACACAACCCATACCACCGGGTGCAACCGTTTTATGTAGATCCAATGGATCTGAAACAGATGTAACTATTATTGAAAAGGGTTATGAAACCATTACAGATGCAAACAGTCCTTATACCACTGTTGCAGGAGCACAGATTTTAGCAAATACGACCTCAGCTGTTATTACAGTTACTTTACCAGCCGCAGCCTCTACTGGAGATGAAGTAACCATTATCGATGCAAGAGGAACATGGGGATCTAATAATTTAACTGTAGGTCGAAATGGGTTAAAAATTAATAGTGGAACTTCTGATTTAACACTAAGTAATAATGGTCAATCTATAACGTTAGTTTATGTAGACGCAACACGTGGCTGGGCTTATAAAACTAATTATACCTCATAGGAGCTATTATTCATGGCTCTTGTCAGTTTTAAATTTTTACCTGGAATTGATAAACAGGACACTCCAGTTGGAGCAGAAAACCGCTGGGTGGATTCTGATAATACAAGATTTAGATACCAACTTCCTGAAAAAGTTGGAGGATGGTCATCGCTTATAACGGACACTATCGTCGGGGTAGCCCGAAAACAGCACGCATTTACTGATCTAGATGGAAATAGATATGTAGCTATTGGTACAGATAAATTTTTACTTATTTATTTTGAAGGTCAACTTTATGATATTACTCCCTGGCGTTCTAATAGCGCCGGAGCTCAAACAACTTTTACTTCTTCTACTTTATCAACTGATAGTACCACAGTTAAAACGTGTACCATTACAACAACAAGTGCCCATAACTTATTAGTGGGAGATATGATTATTTTGGATGGTGTGACTCTCCCTGGCGGAACGGGTTTAACCGATGCTCAATTTGAAGATAAATTATTTCAAGTTTTAACCATTCCAAGTGATGTAACCTTTACAATTGATTCATCTGCTCAAGCTAGTTCGGCTGTTTCGACAGGCGGAAGTATGACGGTTCAACCTTATCAAACTATTGGACCTGCTGCCCAAACTTACGGATATGGATTTGGCGTAGGTAATTATGGCGGAACCATTACAGGAACTTTAACAAATGATTTAGATGGAGCCTTAAATGCTGATACCGCTGGAACAGGTGGAAGTGGAACTTCGGTTACTTTAACGTCCTCTACCGGTTTTCCAACTTCAGGAACGATTGCCGTCGAAAATGAATTAATTACATACACAGGAATTTCTGCCCCTGATTTAACGGGAATTACTAGAGGGGCTGATGGAACTGCTACGACTGGAACTTCAAACGGTCAAGCCCATAGTGATGCAACAACCGTTTATAATGCTACCAATTATACTGGATGGGGAGATGCGGTTAATGCATCTGATATTACTTTAGAACCTGGATTATGGTCATTAAGTAACTGGGGTTCTGTTCTAGTTGCAACGGTTGCAAATGGAAAAACATTTACTTGGAATGCAGGGATTGCTGCTCGTTTTACAACTCGGTCTTCAACGCTCACAACAAGTTATGTTACAGCCCTTAGTGGTACGGAAGGTAATCCAACCGCTAGCCGACTTACGCTTGTATCGCCGATAACAAGACACTTAATTCATTTAGGAACAGAGACTACAATCGGTACTCCGAGTACCCAGGATGAAATGTTTATTAGATTTTCTGATCAAGAAGATTTAAATGTCTATGCACCAACGGTCACCAACGCCGCAGGTTCGCAAAGACTTCAAGACGGCACTAGAATTATGGGATCCATCATTGCCAAAGAAAATATTCTTGTATGGACAGATAATGCCCTTTACAGTATGAAATTTGTTGGATCTCCCTTTACATTTGGATTTGAACAAGTGGGTACGAACTGTGGGTTAATAGGACAGAATGCCGTCGTTGAAGTAGACGGTGTTGCCTACTGGGTGAGCAATAATGGTTTCTTCATGTTTGATGGTACCGTTAAAACTTTAACCGCTTCGGTTGAAGACTATGTCTATAATGATTTTGATACTACAAAAGGTCAACAGGTTTATGCCGGAATCAACAATTTGTTTACAGAAGTTGTCTGGTATTACCCTACTTCAGGTTCAACTTATAATGATAGATATGTTGTCTTTAATTATGGTGAATCGAATCAACAGCGTGGACTCATATGGTATACGGGAACGGAAGCTAGAACAACCTGGATCGATGCCATTGTTTATCCTAAACCCTATGCAACTAAATTTAATAGTTCCTCAACGGGAACTTTTCCGAGTATTGTCGGAGAAACAGGATTAGGGCAGAGTGTACTCTTTGAACATGAAACAGGGACCGACCAAACCAATCCCGATGGAACAATAACCGCTATTACTTCTTATATTAAATCTTATGACTTTGATTTAGATCACCAGGGGGATGGTGAATTTTTCCTTGCTCTACGCAGAGTTTTACCTAATTTTAAAACATTAACAGGAACGGCTACTTTTACTTTAGCCGTCAAACGATATCCGGCGGAGACTCAAACTACTAGCCCTAACAGTCCTTTTAGTGTAACATCTACTACACAAAAATTCGATACTCGTGCACGAGGCAGATTTGCTAATGTTAAAATAGCAAATATCTCAGCGGGTGAAGATTGGAGATTTGGAACATTGAGAATCGATTTACAACCAGACGGGAGAAGATAATGGCACAGATACCTTACATGAATTGGATGGGCGACCAGCCCACAGGAAGCGCTTACGATGTCTATCAATATTATTTAGGGGGTGGAGGCCCGGGTGGTACTCCAGCAGGTGGCGGCGGTGGAGGTACTGGAATTATGCAAGCTTTTCCACCAACAGGTGATGGAGGTGGAGGCATCGGCGGAAATGCTTTTGGTTATGGTAGTGCTATTAAACCAGGAGATCCTTCCGTGTTAACAGAAGGTCCTTATGCAGGACAATCAGGTTATTATGGTTCATCAAGTTATGAGGGAGGTCTTCCAGGAGATGTTAGTCAAAAAGGACCCGGTAGACATTTTCAATATGATCAGACAGGAAACGTCTATAAAGATTATTCATTAACACCTAAAAAAGAATTACCATGGCTCGCATCAGCGGCTCTATCGGCTATTCCATTCGGAAATTTGCTTCGTGGTCAAATAGACAAGAGAATGAACCCAACAGGACCACTTACAAGTGCCGATATAAATAAAGGTTCTTATAAAGTAGGTGGACTAGATGCTACGGGCAAAGGATTGTACGATTCTTTGTCAGGTCAGGGAATGTTATTTGAGGGTCCAGGTGGATTGAAAACTTTAACAGGAAAAAATTTTACAGGTAAAGGTTATTTAGAAGGACAACTAGAATTAGCTAAAGGTTTTGGTTTTGATAAAATGAGTGATGAAGAGATTCAAGAAGCTATAGAGACAGAAAAAGCACGACGTTCAAAAAAAAAAACAACATCAGGATTTAAATACAAACAAATGCTAGAAGCTAGCACAGTCTATGACAAAAACAAAGCATTAGAAGACAAGAAAAAAAAAGATGATGCAGCTAAAAAATCTACATATACTGGACCTGTAACATACGATTATGATCCAAAACAAGGAGGAGGTGGACGACCTGATAAACCTGGTGGATTCACAGATCCAGGCAAAGGAAGTTATGGACCACATAAAGCACAAGGCGGAATGATAACTAAAGACTTAACCAAAGACCCTGAATACAGAGGATGGAAAAAAATGTACGAAACTAATCCTGGCGTAGGTTCCATGCATGAAAAGCATCCAACATTCATTAAATTTTACAAGCAACATGAACGGGACAGGAAAAAATTCGGAGGCTTAGCAGGATTATTGTATGGCTAAAATTAATGTTAGAATACCGGAACCTAAAGAGCAATACGAAGTAGACAACCAACGACAAATTTCAAGAGCCTTGCGCTCCATCGTTGAACAATTAAATTCTACTTTTTTAACTCAGGAGAAAGAGGAACAGGAAAGATTTACTTTCTTCTCACAGTAATGGCAAATGTATACAAGAATATTCAAGCAGTTATCACATCTTCAGCTTCTCCTGATGATATGTACACGTCTCCCGATGCAACTACATCCATTGTTAAAACCATTAAATTGTATAATACTCACAGCAGCAATTTGGTGGTGGACACTAAAGTGTATAATTCATCCGACACTACCGATTATCAATATGAGAGTGTTACCGTGAATACTCTAAACAGCGTTGATTTATTAACCTTTAATAATGTTCTTATTTTAGAAGCTGGAGATATAATAAAAATGGAAACACCTACAGGGGCTAAAATTAAAATGACAGCCTCGGTGCTACAAATAAGCAGGTAATATGCCCTTTATAGAAACAAAAGCAAAGAGCGAATATAAAATAATCGATGGTAAAAGAACCCATGTAATCACACCTGAATGCGAAATTACTTTAACAAATACGGCAACAGGTAAGGAATATATGTCTGATGCAGAAGCTGATAACGATGTAAATGATGTTGCTACACCCACTAAAAGAGAACATATTAGAAGAGATGTTCATTTAAAAATTGCACAAATTAAACTAGGAGCTCAAACAGGAGAGTTGTAAAATATAATAAAATAGGATATTTAATAAATTATGCCCATATCACGAATGCAAAACCCAAGACAACAGTACGGATTAGGAAGTTTCGTTAAGAAAATAGGAAGAGGCGTTAAGAAAGTCTTTAAAAGTCCTATAGGAAAAGCGGCTTTATTAGGGCTTGGAGCCTATGGATTAGGTGGAGGCTTTGGTGCAGGTGGATTTAAGTTTGGAAATATGGGTAGTGGTTTAGGTGGTATGTTTTCTAAGGGTAAAAATCTTTTAATGGGTACACCCTGGCAAAGTGGTCCACAATCAGGAGTATCAGGTGGTTTATGGGGTGGATTAAAAGGTATGTTTGGCAAAGGTGCAATAGGCAAAGGAGCCATGGCCCTTGGACTTGGAGGAGGTCTAGCAAGTATGATGGCTAAACAACCTGAAGAAGAGGAAGTAGAATACAAGGACAGAATTAGATCAATGACACCTTATTTAAGAAAATATTATTCACAAGCAAATCCTTTAGCTTCCGATGATGAAATAGAAGAATTCATATCTACCAACACAGCCGAGTATGGAGCTAGAGACGGTGGACTGATTGGTTATGCTGAAGGGGGTGGCGTTGATACCGAAAGTGACGACTACATACTTGATAATGAAGAATCTCAAGCTTTATATGGAAAGTATCCTTTAGAACTTACACTAAAAGAACAAATAAAATTATATGGTCGAAAAAAATATCAAGAAGGTGGGTTAACAGGAGATGATGAATTAGCGTTAAAAATGTTTGGAAAAACTTTTGACGAACTTTCTGATAAAGAAAAAGATTTTATTTATTATAAAGAAAATATGGCAGAAGGTGGCCCGGTCGATGAAGATGTAATCGAGGACCAGGAAACAATCACAGAAGATGTTGAAACACCAACTGGAATGGAAAGACTTCAAGAAACATTAACGGAAGTCGCTAAGGTATTATACAGAGCAACGCCTGTAGGTCAGGCAATGTTTACATACGATGAAGCTAAAAAACTTTATGAAGGTCTTCCTGATATTTCAAAAGAAATGATACATCGAATGGGAAAAGCATTAGTTGGATTAACACCTATTGGTGCTGCAACAGCAGGAGCCAAAGGACTAGCAAGTTTATTAAAAGGAGGCATTGGACAGGAAGATGCTCAAGATATGTTAGGACACAGAGAAAAAGTAACTAGAAAAAAAGATAAAGATCCAGTCGGAGAACTTATTGACCAAGGGGCTTCTTTTGAAGAAGCTGTTGACATGACCACAAGACAAGGAGCAGCTGGGGGAGGTCTCATGGATCTAGGTGGCTATGAAAAAGATTATAGAATGGGAGGATTTGTTCCTTTAGGTAAAAAGGAAAGAAAGGACGATGTTCCTGCAAGATTAAGTAAAAATGAATTCGTCTTTACGGCAGACGCAGTTAAAGCCGCAGGTGGAGGAAGCGTTGATAAGGGCGCTCAAAAGATGTATGATACAATGAAACACTTAG